TGACAGTAACTATGGAAACTTATTGATGAAACAAAGCATTGATAGAATGGTTGTAGAGTTAGATAAATACATCCGTATATCCCTCAATGGTGATGCTGGTGTCCATGCTACAGCAGCTAAGATTCTCTCAACTTTAGACTTAGAAGTGTGTTCGTATCTCGCACTTAAGACCATCGTAAATGGCATTAGTAAATCAATCACACTAACTCAAGTCTGTGTAGCAATCGGTCAGTCTATTCACGACCAACACTTAGGGGATAAGTTTCAGCAGAACAATAAGCTGTGGTTCAAATCGACAATGGACTACGTAGCAAAACGTAAAGCATCACGTCACCACAAGAAACTTACTATGCGTAAGGCAGCAGATAAGGCCAACACAATGTACAACACTTGGGCCACTCCTGAACTGCACCATATTGGTTCTAAGCTGGTGGATGTTGTTATTCAGACTACAGGCATGGTGAAAATTAATATGGTAAGAACGGCTAATAAAAAGACCACGTACCATCTAAACGCGACACCTGAAATCTTGGATTGGATTAGGGATGTTAACGCCATGTCTGAAGTCCTGACCCCTGAAGCCTTACCCTTTGTCATACCTCCAAAAGATTGGAAGACTGTAACCTCCAACGTGACCCACAGTAAGGTATGGATTCGTAAGTTCAGTATGATTAAGACTCGCAATAGAGCCTTGTTAGAAGAGTTAGATGGAGACCCTTGTATGCAGAAAACTATTGACGGTGTTAACGCATTGCAACAGACAGCATTTAAGATCAACAAGCGCATCATTAAGCTACAAAGACAGTGTTGGGAATCGGACATGTCATGGGGTGGGATACCCGCTAGGGGAGAGATAGAAATGCCTCCTTCCCCGTTCCCTGATGTCAGAACAAGAGACTTGTCTGAAGAAGAACAGCACGTGCTTTGGAAGTACAAAAAAGTATGCCAAGGACTCTATGAGAAAAACACCTCAAACCTTAGCAAACAAGTGTCGTTTGAACTTAGCTTAAAGGTAGCTGAAAGGTTCCAAAAGTTCCCTGCATTACACTTCATTTATCAATGCGACTACCGTGGTCGTGTGTACCCGATTGCTCAGTACCTTAGCCCTCAAGCTAACTCAATTATTAAGGCTCAACTGACGCTTGCTAATGGCGCACCAATTGACACCTATGAAGAGTTGACGTGGTTGTATCATCATGCAGCCAATGTGTTCGGATATGACAAGAAGCCTATTGCAGAACGTATACGTTTGATTGAGGAAATGATGCCTGAAATCATAGCGATTGATAACGACCCATTGAACAACACAAGCTGGAAAGATTGTGAAGACCCGTGGAATTTCCTAGCGGCTTGCTTTGAGATTGCAGCGTTCCAACGTGAGGGTTACGGGTTCGTATCGCACATAGGAGTAGCATTAGATGCAACCAACTCTGGCTTACAGATATATTCCTCTATGCTTAGAGATGAGGCGGGTGCAAAGGCTACTAATGTAACTGCCTCTGAGACTCCCGCAGATGTCTATAGGGACGTGGCAGAAATCACTGAGCGTAAGCTAATGGAAGAGGCTTTACTGTCCACTGATGAGTCTGTATGGGCTAAGGCTTGGCTTGAATCTGGACTTGTGGATAGGGCTTTAACAAAAACCCCAACGATGACCAAAGTTTACTCAGCTACCTTGTTCTCATGCAGGGACTCAGTGCGTGACAAGCTGACTGAACGGTTCGACAGTGGTAAGGCTATTAATCCCTTTGGTAAAGATGAGGATGCTTTTATAAGAAGCACCTTCTACTTAGCTAAAGTGATCTGGTCATCTATTAGTGAATGTGTTGTTAGCGCGCAAGAGTGTATGGATTGGATGACTAAGATTGCTAGGGATGTGTCGAAGTTACAGATACCTATTATCTGGCAGACACCTTCAGGCTTTAAGGTTATTCAGCAATATCCTGAGTACAAGAGCCTGAGAATACAGACCCACATTGACGGTCACTTGATGCGTCCGAGGTTGTCCAACCCTGACTACCAGAAGGTCGATAAGAAGAAAGCAGCGAGTGGACTCTGTCCCAATTTCATTCACAGTTTGGATTCCAGTTTCTTGATTCTAACCATCCTAAAATGCCAATCGCAGCCCACTCCTTTAAAAAATTACTGGATGATACACGACTCATTTTCAACAACAGTTAAACACGCTTCAACATTAAGCAGATGTTTGAGAGAGGAATACGTGCGTATGTTTACCGAGCATGATGTGATTAATGACTTTCGAGACCAGATGCTTAAGTCTGTGCCTGAAGTAGACCAACCACCTAAGCGTGGCAACCTCGACATTAATGAAGTAATTAACTCTAAGTATTTCTTTAACTAACGCTTGACTTGTCACACTAATGCTGAAAGAACATTAACGTGCCGTTACACACTACAGTACCGAAATGACGGAGTAGCCGATGGAAAACCAGATAGCCCTTATGATTTTTTACATCATCAATGGGCAACCAGTACCCCTAGATATGACAGTGGCCCTTCTCGCGGAGGGCATTGACGTGTCTACCTTAGAAGCTAAGTACCAACGATAAAGAGAGTATCAGATTATGGCAGCACAGAAAATGTTAGTAACACCTAAAGGCTCTGCTGAATGGGTGAAGTTGTTTACACCTGACACAAAGTTCAACCCACTAGGTCAGTATTCAATCAACCTTAAGGTTAAGGAAGATGAAGCCGAGGCTTTAACTACTGAGTTGAATAAGCAGGTGGATGCTTGCTACAACAGCGAGTTAAAGAAGAACCCCAAGCTGAAGAACAAGATGGTGAAACGCCTACCTTACGAACAGCTTCTTGACGATGACGGTGAAGAGACAGGCTTCATTGAGTTCAAGGTAAAACTCAAGGCCCGTGTCGAGATGAAGAATGGCGACAGCTTCACACAGAAGCCAGTGGTCTACGATGCTAAGGGTCAACCTATCACTAAAGAACTATCAATCGGCAATGGCTCAATATGTAAAGTTGCCTTTGAGACTATCCCTTACATGCTTGCGTCTACTAAAGAAGCCAGCGTGTCCCTACGACTTAAATCTGTTCAGTTAATTGAACTTCGTGAATTTAACAGCGAAGAGAATCCGTTTGATACGGAAGAAGGATACACCTTTGAAGAAGACACCAGCCCGTTCGCAGAAAAAGAAGACACCAGCAGTGACGGTGACTTCAGCGAAGAAGAAGACGAAGACTTCTAAATACAGGAGTGGTCTTGAGAAGAGTGTGGCTTTTGATCTGAACAAGAGGGGTATTGAATTTCAATATGAGCATGAGCGAATACCTTATGTCGTTGAAAGGAAATACCTCCCTGACTTTCAGCTACCCAATGGCATTTACATAGAAGCTAAAGGGTGGTTCAGGGATGAGGACTGCCGAAAGATGAGGCTGCTTAAAGCCCAATATCCAGACAAAGAATTTCGATTCTTATTCCAAAACTTAAACACTAAAGTTCAATCCAAAAGGTTCACGAACCAGCAATGGGCAGAGAAGTATAACTTTGCTTATTGTGAGGGGCGTGTGCCTGATGCTTGGCTTGAGGAAACATTAGATGAAAGAAAGAAAGAGGACTGACTATATTGTCATCCACTGTGCTGCTACGAAACCAAGTATGGATATTGGCTTTACTGAAATCGACCAGTGGCATAAGAGGCGGGGCTGGCTTGGCTGCGGCTACAACATGATTATTAGGCGTGATGGAACCATCGAAAACGGACGCGCAATGAATGAGTGTGGGGCGCACGTTAAGGCTTTTAATCATAATAGTTTTGGTATTTGCCTTGTAGGTGGGATGGATGAAGACGGTGATGCTGAGGCTAACTTCACTCAGAAGCAATGGGACACTTTAGACTCACTCGTAGATGTGATGACTAAAATCTATCCCAATGCAGCAGTAGTTGGTCATAACGACCTAGATCAGAATAAATCATGTCCAGTATTTGAGGTGAGCGAATGGATGAGTCAGATCAAGGAGATTCGTACCTCCTAGCAGGGAAGTTACCCTGCCCGAAGTGTACAAGTTCAGACGCTTATCACGTCTATAGTAACGGGTGGGGTCATTGCTTTGCATGTGACTCAAATATTCCAGAAGATGTCGAACAGACAAACAGAGAGGTGGCACCGATGCAGCAAGGTTTAATCCCCAAGGGCGAACATGTGTATATGAACAAGCGCAAGCTTGATGCCAGCACGTGTGTATTGTGGGATTACACCAAGTCCGACTATAAAGGTACGGCAGTCCAAGTGGCTAATTACAAGGACAAGAAAGGTCAGACGATAGCGCAGAAGATACGCTTCCCTAACAAAGACTTCTTGTTCTTGGGAGACACTAAGAACATCCCCCTTTATGGTCAATGGTTGTGGCCTAGTGGTGGCAAGATGGTGACAATCGTAGAGGGAGAGTTAGATGCCCTTTCCGCTAGTCAAGCGCAGGGGAATAAGTGGCCTACGGTATCCTTAAGTCATGGCTGTGCTTCAGCAGTCAAACAAGTGCGTTCTAATATTGAATGGCTTCTCACGTTTGACCGTGTGAACATCATGTTTGATATGGACGATGTGGGCCAAGAAGCTGCCCGTAAAGTTGCTGAACTGTTCCCTCCACGTAAGGCTCATATTGCTAGGCTACCTCAGAAAGATGCCAGCGATATGCTACAGCGTGGATTAAGTGCTGAGATTGTCACCGCCATGTGGGGTGCAGAACCATACTCACCAGCAGGTATTGTCAGTGGCTCACAGCTACGTAAGAGATTAGAAGATCGTCCTGAAATTCAAAGCTATGCTTGGCCTGATTTCATGGAAGGGATGAATCAAAAATCTTACGGCATACGCTTAGGTGAACTTGATGTATTTACGTCAGGCACAGGTATGGGAAAGACCACTCTCATCAAACAATTTCAACACCACTTCATGCAGACCACTGACCTTAACCAAGCCCTCATACACTTGGAGGAACCCCTTGAAGATACAGCCGAGGGCATCATAGGAATACATATAGGCAAACGCCTTAATCTTCCTGATGTCCGTGAGTTTGTACCTGATGAGGATTACTGGCAAGGCTTCGATGATACCTTCGGTGCAGTGGATGACAAAGGTAACTCTAGGCTTAACGTCTATGATGCCTTTGGTTCTCTTGATGAGACTGACCTGTACAACAAAGTCCGTTACTTTGCTACAGGGTTAGACTGTAAGGTTATCTGGATTGACCATCTCTCTATACTTGTGTCTGACTTAGGACAAGACAGCCAAGATGAACGTAGAGCAATTGATTCAATCATGCACAACCTGAAGATGCTCACTCAAGAGTTAGGGATTTACATAGGCTTGATAAGCCACCTTAAGAAAGCACCGCAGGGCAGATCGTTTGAAGAGGGCTACGTGCCTAGTTCAGATGACCTTCGTGGCTCAGGCTCCATTAAGCAACTGTCTAATAATGTCTATGCAATCTCAAGGAATCAACAGGAAGAAGACGATACCCAACGGAATACGTCTACGTTAACTGTACTTAAATGTAGGTACACAGGTAGGACAGGCAAGGCAGACTACTTGCTATTTGATGAGGTAACAGGCCGCATGGTAAAGGGTAATCCCCCTGAAGTTCAAGTGGTGTTCGGTGCTTCAGACTTTAATTAATCACTCCAGAGAGAGGATGTTATGCGTTATATATTCGATTTAGAAACCAATGGCCTACTTGATGAGGTCACTAAGATTCACTGCATAGTTGCAGCTAACTTAACTACACGGAAGTTACAGAAGTTCAGCACCGAGGCAGGGAATATCGAAGAGGGTCTAAAGCTACTAGCAGATGCTGAAGAACTCATAGGGCATAACATCATGGGTTACGACCTGATGGTAATTAAAAAGCTTTATCCTACTTGGAACACTAATGCTAAATTAACAGACACGTTAATACAGTGTCGGCTTGTATGGGGGAACATAGGAGAGATTGATTCTACTAATCAAACCTTACCCCCGAAGCTAAGAGGTAGGCACTCGTTGGAGGCTTGGGGCTATCGTCTTAAGTGTCTTAAGGGTGACTACGGTGTCACTGCGGATTGGGAAACATACTCAAAAGAGATGCTCCAATACTGCGTCCAAGACGTGCTAGTCAATGTAAAACTACACGACAAGATCATCTCTAAAAACTACAGCGAAGACGCTATGGATTTGGAGCATGACATCCACCGTATTTGCCTAGAGCAGCAGACCTTTGGGTTTCCCTTTGACGAAGAAAAAGCAGCATCACTTTACGCCAAGCTGTCGGGTCGCAGGGATGAACTTAAACAGATTATGGTGCATACGTTTGAGCCTAACATTATCGAACTAAAGACTAAGACTAAGGTACTCCCCTTCAACCCTAGTTCACGTCAGCAGATCGCAGATAGGCTACAGAAGCGAGGGTGGGAACCAAAAGCCCACACAGAGTCAGGCCAAGTCATTGTCAACGAGACCACTTTAAAAGAGATAGAGGACACTATTCCTGAAGCTAAGTTACTTCTTGAATACCTCATGCTTGTTAAAAGGTTAGGTCAGTTATCGGAGGGCAAGAACGGCTGGCTTAAGCTATCCAAGAACGGACGTATTCACTATTCCACTAACACACTAGGGGCTGTTACAGGAAGGGCTACAGCCAGCAGACCTAATGTTCAGCAGGTGCCTAGTGACAGGGCAGAGTATGGCAAGGAATGTCGTGAGTTATTCCACGCACCTAAAGGTTGGGAGTTGATGGGCAGTGACCAATCAGGCATAGAACTTAGATGCTTGGCTCATTACATGGGCAAGTGGGATAACGGGGCGTATGGCAAGGTAATCCTTGAAGGTGATATTCACACAACCAACATGGAAGCCTTGGGCTTAACTGACCGTGGCATTGCTAAGACTTGGGCGTATGGATTCTTGTACGGGGCAGGTGTTGAGAAGCTAGGCAACATAGTTGGCAAAGGCCGTAAAGAAGGTAGCCGATTAAAGACTAAGTTCCTTAACGCTTTACCTGCACTTAAGGGACTACAAGATGACGTTAAGGAGCAAGCAGAACAAGGCACTGTGAACGGCTTAGATGGGAGAGTTATCCCAGTACGCCATGCACACGCCAGTTTAAATACCCTACTTCAATCCTGTGGTGCAATCCTATCTAAACGGTGGGTCGTTATCTTCCACCAGCTATGTAAGGAGAAAGGCTATACCCACGGTGTTGAGTTTCAGCAATGCGCTTGGGTGCATGACGAAATTCAAATCTTAGTTAAAGAAGGTACTGGT